GCCTTCTGGTCCTGGATCTCCTGAAGAGTCTTCTGAGCCTGAGCGAACTGCTCCTTCAAAGAAGTCATATCTCCATAGAGCTTATCCTTCTCTTCCTTACGAGCCTTAGCAATGTCATCTGCGGTGAATGTTCTTTCACCTGTAGCGCCATGCTGGAAAGCTGCTGGAGAAGGTGCTGGACTCTGAGCGCCATTACCTGGTGGATTTGGAGACTCAATTGTTGCCGCCAAACCTGGCTGTGCTGGAACTGTCATTTCTTTTATCTCCTAGAATTAAACTTGGTGTTTTCCGAATATATCCCGAATGAATTTACTTACAATCTTACTATTAATTGTTGTCATCAGTTGGAAGCTGACGTGAACCTAGCTTTGTTCCATAAGCTGAGACAACTGCTTCGCGTAGAGCATTTACTGAGCCTGCGCCATCTAGTTCCTGCAAGTCAATCTTATTCACAGTTCCCGGACCACCAGAAGGTGGAACAGGATTACCTAGCGCGTCTTCACCTGGTGGTACTGGCTCTGATGTACCGTCAGGCATAGGAACCATTCCTGTTAGTTCCTGAATGATAGAGTCGATCTGAGTTCTCAGCATTCTTAGAGAACCATCACGTACTGCATCTTCATGTAGTTCATCGTAGATTTCTTGTAGCTTCTCATCTGGGAATTGCTCCCCAAGATCCTTCAAAGCTCCTCTACGAGATTCGAGATCCATATTCATCATTGCGCCGATTTCATTCAACTTAACTAGGCGATCAACCGGAAGTGGCGAAGGCCAGTCTATATCACTAAAGTAAACCAACGGATCTCTTGGGTCAATTGCCAAAGGCTGACCCTCTTGGATAATACCCTCTGTCTCAGGATTGTACAGAGTAGCTTCGGGTTCAAAGATAAATAGAGTTCTTAAAGCTAACTCATTAATCTTCGCTAGTCCCTTACCATATTGTATCTTCTTTAATTCAAACTTTTGCATTAGGGGTAGAAATTGCATGGCAAGAGCCACACCTGATGTGTTTGAAATAGCCTGAACCTGACCCAAAGCTGTCTCAGGAACACCGACCATTTCGTGCATGGCAACCTTAAGCATGTTAAGTGCATCTAGAGGTCCCTCTAGTTCTACACCATTCTCAAGGTTGTGAATGTCTACGTCCTTGTTTCCAATAGACCAAACACGGTTAGTTCCCTTTTCAAGCTGAGAAGGCTTCGCACCGATAACAACGGTAATGGGAGCTGCATGATAATTCACAATGTCAGCAATGTCAGTAGCAGTCTCGTTGTACTGACGGTTAAGGCTGATAAGGTTCTGCACATCGGACATTCCCCAAGGAGATCCGGAAGCAGGGTGATTAGCAATGTGAACAATAGGAATAACACCTAGAGCATTAGGACGCTCATCAATCAATTCGTCATTTACATATTCACGAATGACATCAGAACGAATTAACTCAGTGTAAGTATATACGCTTCGTGTGCCTTCTGTATTGGTTCCCCAGAAACGATACTTAAGCTTGAACTCTAGGAGTCTGTCTCTATCGTGAGGGTGCCACGTAGGAAAGCAGTAGGCGGAGTTAAGGGGAAGGATACGTACGCGTCCAGGGTGATGGTTACCTGCTTCATCATCCCATGGTGACTCGTAAGCTACCTTAACGAACGAATCTCCAGAGACACCACCTTGCTGACCCATTTCCCAGATGACTGACTTCATGTTGTTATCCTGCTGCCAAATTCTCTTCAGCAATGCAGGGATGATGTGGTCATACTGCTTAACGGTGTCAAAGGAGATACCTCTGGAGAAACAGAAGTTATTAATATAATCAGCAAAAGCCTGAACATAATTGAATGTAAGTTGTGGATCACCGAACTCACGACGAGTTCCCCAGTGATGCCCTAGATACCAAGCCCAATATTCGGCATATCTATTGAGACGTGGTCCGTGCATTTCAAACTCTTCATCAGACAACTCAACTAGACCTAGCGGTGATACGGCAATTGCTAGGTCTGATGCGGCTGCTCTCATTGATGGAGAGTAGAAAGTCATTGACATTTAGGTACCTTATTCTTCGAATTAATATCTCTATGCGTATAGGGTATCACAATTTAATTTAACCACGGTCAAATCTGTGTGCTGGAATGTATCGAGCATTAGAAGTATCAAGCAAACTTGTGCATGACTTAGTTACAACCATCCATCCAAGTAGAGCACCACTGGCTAGGCTGGGATTCTCAGCATAAGCAACAGTATTAATTGATGCTGCCGCAGCATCTAGAGATGAATAGATAGCGTCACCATACTGAATGATTACCTGATTTGTTGCTGTACCTGTTCCGAATAAGAAGATACGGAAAACAGTTGCTGAGTTAGTTCCACCACCAATTAAAGTAAGTGCTCCAGCATTGTCATAGTGGGTTACGTCCAATGTAGATGTCAGAGCTAAACCACCACCAGCTCTCAGAATATGTCTGAAGGTAACGGGTGTTTCTGAAGGAACAGTAATGTTATGAGGATTAGCTGTGTCATTCTTATAGTTTCGTCCACCAACAAAGATTGTTCCAGTACTCAAGTTCATCTGTAGGTTGGCACCATTGGGGGAGATATCTCCACCAGAGGATACAAATGTTCCCAAGGAGAAAATTAGATCGTATAGCTGTGCGCCGATATCGGCCACGTAAATAGGTGCTGTATCAAATACAACAATACTTCCAGCATTCTCAGCAGTGATACCAATCTGAATTACTGCACGACGTTGGTCCGCATTTGGTTGCGCAGCCATGCTTGTAATAGTTCCATTAATGTCAGCTACCCACCAGTTAATTGGTCGGGCTAATTCAGTGCCGTTTAAAGTAATAGTTTGATCAGCAATAGTAACTAGCGTTACCACTGGACTTCCGGGTGTAGTTGTATAGTCTACAATCTGTGCTTTACCAGCAGAGATATGAATAGATGTTGAACTATTCAATGTAAGAAGTGCGCCATTAAGAATACCTGTGGATCTGGCTACACCAGGAGTCCAGGCAGCAGTAGTAGCTGAAGTGGCTGTTAGCTGTGTGCCAGCAGTAGGAGTTCCTGAGACAGATACTCCATTGACCTTAGATACTGTTGGCGCTGGATACGTACCGCTTAGATCTCCAGTAGCTGGTCCTGATGGGGGAAGAGTGGAAGGAATCTGACTCAAGTTAATAGCGTCAGTTCCGGCTGTTCCATTTGCAAGACTTGTAATCTTCTGGCTATTCAATCCAACAGAAGCTGTTGGTGCTGCCATTTGGTCTAGTCGATTAGCACGAACAATAGTATTTACGTTTGTTGTTCCTGACAACGTTGGTGCTGGATACGTACCAGTTAAGTCACCAGTTGCAGCTCCATTAGGTGGAAGAGTTGTTGGAATCTGTCCCAGATTAACAGCGTCACTCGATACAGTCGCATTAGACATGTTCGTAAGCTTCTGGTTATTCATATTCACGGTGGCACTAGGAACAGCCATCTGATCCAAGCGACTGGTTCTTACGATTGTATTTACATTTGAAGTGCCGCTCAATGTTGGTGCAGGATATGTACCTGTCAAATCTCCTGATGCACTTCCATTGGGCGGAAGTGTAGTAGGGATCTGACCAAAGGCTGCGGCATCTGTAGCAGTGGTTCCGTTAACCAGGCCAACGATCTTGTGAGTATTCAAGTTGACATTGGCTGTAGCAAGAGCTAATGAGTTAAGTGTATTAGCTTGGATAATGGTCTGTACGGCTGCTGTGGCTTGTAGAGTAGGGCTTGGGTAGTTTCCCCCCAAGTCTCCTCCTGCGGCACCTGTGGACTGTCCTGTAGGTCCCTGTGGGCCTACTCCGAAACTACCTCTAGTAGCCATTAGACACCAGCTTGAATAGTAAAGGTGGCGTTGGCAGCAGAGATGATCTTAACTACAGTATTTGATGTTGTACCTGTTGCTGGTTCAGGTGGAAGCTTAGAATTACTTACACCAACAAATCCCAGTGGTGCTACAAAGAAACATTCATCTCCAGCAATAGTAGGATCTACTTCATCTA